TGAATTTGAATGCCATACGTAAGCGGCTGCTAAGATAGCCATGATTACAATAGCAATTGTCAGTTTAATAGATTTTGTCATGTGTATTTTATTTTTTAATTTTTATAGATCAAAAGGTAAGTCATCATCGCTCCAATCCTTATCAACCTTTGTGGTTGATTTCTTTGGGCCAGTATCAATACCTAGGCTACGGAAGATTTCATCGTCATCATCGTCCTCTTCTACTTGCTTGCCCTTAACTGCGGCACGTTGCTGACCGCTGATTCGATAGGCTTCCAGAGTATTGAAGTACTTTGTTTGACCTGACTTGTCCGTCCAGTCTCGGCCCTTAACGTCAAATGCAACTGCAACTGTATCACCAACTCCGTAAGAGTCAATCATGTCACACTTGTCTTGAACAAGTCCGAAAACTACTTTTTGTGGGTACTTATCTCCCGTTTCAATAACGAACTCTCGTTTGCGAAAGCCCTTGTTAAAAGTCTGTGCTGGGAATATTTCAATGATTATTCCGGTTAATTCAAATGCCATATTAAAAGTCTGGGTTAGTTATTCTTATATCGTAATTTGTAAAATTCTCAAAATCCTTGCGATCGGCCTCAATTCTGCGATCTACTGAATCTCCTGGCATGTTACGGATTGCCATTCTCTCACGTCTGACCGCTTCATCAATATCAATAAAGATGACGAATGATTTTTTACGTGAGTCCTCGTCCAAATGAGCTAGCCCGGAAGGAGTCATAATGAAAACATGATCCTCATCAAACTGGTCACGAGTAGTTCCGTAAATCCAGCCATTGAACTCTACGTATTCATAGAAGTCATCATTCTCGATCATTTCTTGAGCCTCTTCCTGAGAAATGAAGATGTAATCAACTCCATCTATTTCTCCTTCTCTGGGAGGACGCGTTGTGTAACTGACAGCGTATCTAAAGCCTCTAGCTTCAAATTTTTTGCGGATGTAGTCTTTACCGCTTGCGGCACGGCCGACTAGGATTATTCGTTTATGCATGTATAATTAAAATTCTCTTTTCTGTCCGTGAACTACTTTTATGACTGGAAATCTTAATGAGTGATCTCCGTGCTGATCTGTAGTTTCTTCAAAATACTGAACGGTTATTGTTTTACCTAAAATTTCATCGGGGTTTTGATAATAGAAACGACGTTGATCGATTGAAAAACCCGATCCAACCCTAACTCGATTACCCTTGTGCTCAACCATTACAGCTCTTAGCATTTCCTCCTCAACCTCACGACCCGCTTCGATCACTCGATGAATTCCGTTCTCCACATCTACTACTACGTATTCGGCATCGTGCATTTTTTTAACCTTAAGTAGATTCTTTGAGCGCTTGCCCTCATAACCAACATCCTTACGAATCATTATGCCCTCATAACCTAAGTTGGTTGCATCTGCAACCATTTCTTCAAAGTGCTCTCTGCTTGAGACTTGAATTTGCACAAGAGGAGCTACACACTTGAGATCAGAATGAAGGCTGAAAAAGACTCCAAGCTGAAGTAGTCTAGTAGAGAGAGGAATTTCTCCCGACTGGTTATTGAACTCCTCATTTTGAAGCATGTCGAACACATAATACATTGGGTTCTGGATAGTATGCTCCTTACGACCAATCTCCTTGATGATTCCTTGAAAATCTTCAAGTCCACCATCCTTCATGATACAAACTTCTCCGTCCAATACTACTGATCTAAGATTTAGGCTCTTCAACTCTTCGGCTAGAACCCCAAGGGTTAAAAACTCGTTGCCTGCTCTAGAATAGAACTTAATGTCCCCGTTTTCATCAATTACTGCAAGGCATCTGACTCCATCGAGCTTACGACTGGCCCACCATTCACCTGAGTCAAAATTAACCTTTTTCTCATTGCCTTCAAACTTTTCAGCTAGGGCAACATCGAATGTTGGAACCGTTCCAGGCATAACAGAATTGATTAGTGTTGTGGTTGCTCTAGTCTTTAAGTTACGATCTATCACATCATAGATCACATCTGCGAACTCCTTATTCTTTTCAATAAATCCATTCACGGATTGAATTGCAGAGTGACCAGTCACACGACGTTCGTTCAGATCATCTAGTAAGCTAAACAGATCATCATAGTTATCAAAACTAAGGTCTTGACGTTTCTTTAGATTATCGGAAGTGACGTAGTACTGTTTGAAAGGAGAATACACGTATTCGAATAACTTCCGGAGTACCGGAGAGTCATACTTTTGCAGAATTGATTTCTTATCGTTGGTTGATGAAGTTGCTTTCATTTCCTCAATGAAATTGACAACTGTTTGAAAATCTTGCTTTGTCATATTTGTTATTATACTAAACAAAAAAAGCCGCTGTCGCGGCTTTTAAAGAATAATGGTATTTAATTAGCTAGGATTTATTGGAGAGTTTTCATCTGCCTCTTGCTTTGCAAGCTCGTCCTTTTTTGCCTCTTCGATTTTCAACTGATTAATGATTTGATCAAGTTGCTTCATTTCCATTACCGGACCGTTTAGAGCGATCGCAATTCTGAAAACTCGTTGAGCTGATTCAAGGCCAGAACCTTCGTACTTGTTAAGTAGGATTGCAGCAGCTTCGATTGCGGCAGCTTGCATCTCTACTGATCCAGTAGATTCCATTTTTTCAGCTTTTTCCTGTTCAAGTCTAGCAACTGCGGCTGATACTCCCATGAAACAGTTCATTAACATGAATGCTTCGTTTGGTCCGGTGAATGTGAACTTACCTGAGTTACATGAATTCTTGATCCATTTTAAGTCAGCAATATCTAACTTGATTGGATAGAATCCAGTTCTGCGTGCAATTAACATGTCCAGTGCAGACTGTTCAGCTTGCGAACCTTCAGGAGAACCGTTACCGATTTCCTTCATGAACTCTTCGTCCAGGCTAAATTCTGATTCAGGTTGAGTTTCTTCAACCACATTTTCAACAACATCAACTGCTGTTTCTTCGGCAACCAATGTGTCGGTTAATAATTCTTGAGTGTTTTCCATTTGAATAAAATTTTGATTTTAATAGATAATTCTACTCAAATGGATGAATAAGTTTTAGGAAAGGCGATCTAATATTATTAATTGAGATCTAGAGACTTTGCCGTATGCCTCCTTAATATTGATAAATCCTGCCCAATCAATCTCTTCTTTTTGTAATTGAGATTTTGGAACGGCTAGTGAGTCTAGCCCGATTTCAGAAAGATCTGATATTCTACAAACGAAATAGTGTAGAGAATGTTGGTATTTACCGTCTTTGTTAAAAATGTCTATTGACTCGACTTGCGGATCTAATTTATCGGGTGAAAGTTCGATTCCAGTCTCCTCACGAAGTTCTCTAAGAGCTGCGTTCAGTAGGCCTTCGCCCTCTTCAATTCCGCCCTTGGGAATTCCCATGATGGGTTTGGCCCAACTTCCATTTGCTGGATGGACCAACAGGATTTTTGCGTCATACACGATCGCAACTCCAGCACCGGCCCAATTCTTTTTTTTCTCGTTCAAAAAGTCTGAAAATGTTTTAATCATTCTTGACAAATGTTTGTCGGTACTTTGCATCAAGTACTTCAGCTCGGCGCTTCACACTAGGTTTTGTGAACTCCTTACGTGAGCGAAGTTCTCTAACCGTTCCGACCTGTTCGAATTTTCTTTTTAGGGTCTTAAGAGCTCTGTCCAAAGATCCGTGATCTTTTACGTTTATTATTAACATGAGGCTATTATATTAAAGCTGCTTTAATTTTAGCAACGCTCTCGGTATAAGAAGCAGAGTCAAAACCTGTCTTTTTGATGGAAGCTTCATTAGTTGCGGTCAAACCTCTAACTCCAATCGCCCAAATCATTAAACTAGTTGAGTAGTAGCTGTTAATTTCATCGATTATCGAACTCAACAAACCTCCAGCCTTGCCTAACGCATTCCAAGCGGTTCCTATTTGACCGGATCCATACCCGACTGAGATTAATTGATATAGCGCAACTAGGCTTGCGTCATCAGGGCCGCTGATCATAGTTTCTCCCAATTTTCCGCTAATTGCAACCAGCACTTTGTTTAATTTTTCACTGCTAGCGGCAGAGCCTGCCAGCCTTAATGAAGTATCCGCAGTCACACCTAACACAGCATCGTCGTCTCCTCCGGTTAATGACGTAATGGGCTTCGAAACATCGCCTTTTCCAATTAAGAATGAAAGTGCTTGTGGAGAGTTAGGAGTTATGTACTTAGCAAGACCTGAATAGGAACTAAGATTCTTTAACCCGTTAATTTCATTGGTGATCCAGTTTATGTGATTTGCTCCCCAAGTTTTACCGTACTTTTCAATTGATACGGTTATAAGTGCTGCTGCCAATTCCTCCATTTTTTGTGTGCCTGGAGAATAGGATTTGATCTTATTGATGTC